TTCTAAACTTTTGCGTGTAGGAAGAAGTCTTTGTTTTCTGTCCCTTGTCCGTCTTGAAATCTTTGTAGTCTCGCTTGAGCATCTTCTTGTAGCGGGTCTCGACCTCCTTGAGTGTGGTGAGCCCCCTGAAATATTTAAGGGGTGCGTAGATCTTGTCCTCAGATTTACGCAGTTGCCCGACCTTCTTGGTAATCTGAGCATCGCTCAGAGACATCTTAATTATGATAAAGATATTAATCCATCATAGTGTATGCATATAGGCACCAAGACTATTCTATTCTGTGCCAGTCTAGCCATTACTAACATTGTGGAATTTTCTCGTGAATTAAAGCGTTTAAAAAAACTTAAGAAAGAACAGGATGCGAACATGTAAGATTATGATAACGGATCATACTACACCAGAACGCCTAGATTCCATGTTCAACAGTATATGGAGCTTGGATGAGCGAGTGAAGCTGAAGATAAATACGACTATGTGTAATAGAGTTTCTCTCCGACGCGTTCTATCTATGAAGAAAGTTCTGGATCATCATAGACCGAATTCAAGGAAATATATCGAGGATAGTACGATCGAAGTAAAGACACACTTCGCTCGAAGAGTATTACAGGTTGGTCTATCGTTAATAGGTACTGAACGCCCGGTATATGTTAAAGTTATTTAATTCGTAAATATTTCATCGCCGTTTGTATGTTGGGGTATATACACCCTCCGAACTTAACGCGGCCAGTCCTGGGATTATAGTACCCCTGGTGCCCCATGATGGTGGCTGCGTGAATATCGAGACCCATATAAAAAATACAAGATTATAATATCTAGGAAGAAATGAGTCTCTCGATTATTATGGGAAATATGTTTTCCGGCAAAACGTCAGAACTCATACGAAGACTTAAGCGTCTGAAGGTTACTGATAAGAATATCATAGTCGTCAACTCCGCCAAAGATACACGTTCTCCTGATGAAGTTCTCAAGACCCATGATAATGTCCATTTTGACTGTCACAAGGTACACGATCTCTTCAGTTTAGAAGAGCGACCAACCTTTCAAAACGCGGATATCGTGGCGATCGACGAGGGACAATTTTTCCCTCGTCTCAAAAAATTTGTCGAGTTCTGTCTTTTTCTAAAAAAGGACGTCATCCTCGCTGGCCTTGATGCTGACTCCTTTCAAAGAAAGTTTGGAGAACTCATCGACTGTATTCCACTTGCATGCGACGTTACAAAGTTATCGGCGTTGTGTATGACATGTAGCAATGGTACACCGGGTCCGTTCACGAAGCGTATCGTGTCAGACTTAAAATTGGAACTCATTGGGGGGAGTGACATGTACAAGGCAGTATGTAGAAAACATCTTGATTAAACTTTAAATCCTAGCATTCTCTTTTGTTTATTCGTCGAACGTGAAGGTATCGGAATACACAAAATACTATCCACCCACTTATTTCCATCGTGGGCACACCATCGAACACCGTGCTTGTCAAGGGTTTTTCGACACAATACACACGGTAACGAAATCCCGTCTCCATATACCGTTTTTCGTTCTACGATCAATTGCCCATATTTTCTATGAAGCCATTGTGTAAACTGGTGCGGCCTTTTACCACTCTTCATACATTTCGCATAGAGAGTTCGGAGAAGACGCCTTTCAGAACAACATATATTATCACTCACGACACGTGGACCCTTGGACATATAGCTTGTGACAGTACAATATTTCATTTAATTTCTCCGTCTACTATAAATGTTTCTCACTGTCCCACAGACAATTATCGTCGGGATTTTGATCGCTGTACTCGTCTCCACGAAGAACTTAGGTAACCGTCCCGCNATTTTACTNGTGACGGCGATGACTCTGCTTCANATGTACGATCACATCTTCTTGCTCAAGCGTGGCAAGGAGAAGAAGCTCGTCGAGAACTATTGCAGTGCCTGCAACGGTGCATAAAAATCTCAGGGTATATAAATGTATTACCGTCGCGAAAAGTACCAGCCCCAAATCCAGGACATTAAGGAGAAGGTCCAGACGCTGCTCGTCGTCCCCAAGATGCCCTTCGGCCTCACTGTGTTCCAGGTTGTCCAGGTTCTCATGCTTGCGTACATCATCCTCAAGCAGAATAAACTTGTCTAATTATAGTAATGAAGGTCAGACTCATCAAGAGTCCCAACCCCCAAAAGAAGTTCAGAGCGATTCTCGAAGATGGTCGTGAAGTTGACTTTGGTGGTCGAGGCTATTCTGATTACACGATCCATAAGGATCCTACACGAATGCGTTTATATGTTCAACGACACGGAGGAACTGTCCCAGCCGTTGATCGAATGATTCATAAACGAATGTTGAATGTCAGCCGAAGTGACAAGGAAAAATGGGGCATCAATGGTGTCGCGACGGCTGGTTTCTGGTCACGGTGGTTACTTTGGAGTCAACCTTCTTTACCTCTGGCGAAGAAGTACATGACGAAACGATTTGGTATCGCATTTTCATAAAAATGTCCGTTATAGGTAAGAATGAATAACAATAACGTACGGATGGGTAGTCCAAGACGATCGCGTAATAATGATAATCAGTACGGGTGGGCAGAAATTCGTAGCTATTTCGATAATAGTCCTGTTATCCGTGGAAGGCGAGTTCGTCGTACCAATAACCTGGAACCTGTTCGCCGAGCCATTTCTTTCAACTCGAACTCGAACTCGAACTCGAACTCGAACTCGAACTCGAACTCGAACTCGAACTCGAACTACAATTCTAACGCGAACTCGAATAACAAGCCCCACAAGCTGAACAAGAATGTCAAGAAATTCATCAACAAAAACGTGATGGAGGCTAATAAAAGAAACATCCCCGCTTCTAAACGAGTGTATGTGCAGACAAACGTGGGTAACAATAACAAGATTAACCACGTTTACAACAAGCGGGCTCTCACAGGAGTTCTGAAAGCGTCTAAAAAGACTGGAGTCAAGGCTCGGACTCCTCTCAAGCGAAACCCATTCAAGAAGCGTAACATAAAAAAGTATCCTCCGGTAAACGCCAATAATTAATTATCGAAGACCTTTCTTTTTCAGGACATCTTTTAGTTCGGACATAAGTTTAGCCCGTTTGTTGTTGATAATTGGCTTCTTAGCAACGCCTGGAGGTGGAGGTGGAGGTGGAGGTCTCCCACCCACGCTTACGATCGACTTACACATGGCGATTGTCTCTCTCGCGTCATTCACTCTATTCTTCATGTCACGCTTAACCTTCTTACGAAGTTCATTAATCGTGAGACGAACACGTTTACCTCTGACATCTTTAGTTACCCGTTGCCCCATGGATTTCACCTTTTTCTTGAGATCTTGGTAGTCCATTTATCATTTATAAAGAAAATAAACGACATAAAAACATGTCTTACACTGATGATCTAAAAGAAACAAATCGTCTCATACGAGAAGTTGTGTTGCCAGAACTCGTAAACTTACGAGGAGAACTTAACGAATTGCGACGACACACGTGGCCCTATGTACAGGGGCAGAAAGAAAAGAGTCAATTAGACGACATTCAAGCGAAGCGACGCTTTTTGCATCACTTGGATGACGACACAGTACTACAACTGTTGAAGATCAAGGCATTTCTAGCTCAGACTGGAAATTCACTCATCATGCGAGAATTTGATTTGATTAGAAAAAATTATCCGTCCGGTACGTCTTCACAATAAATGGTGTGTCTTTACCAAAGACTGTGACCGTTTCGCCACCGTACAATTCGGGACAACCAATGTCCTCGGTACATTCACGCCCATCGATCGACACTGGAATGGGATACACCTGGTCACCCTGTGTGGTCGTGTGGTAGTGGTACCGGTCTCGGCGATTACGAACTTCGCGACCATAGAGGGGCAGTGTCTCACCTGTTTCGTTTGTCAGAATACCAATCTGTTGGAAGTGACCAGGTTTGTATCTCTTGATGGGGGGACCCCTGAATTCAGGGGGAGGGCGAACGTCAGGTACACGAACAGGAACCGGAACAGGAACTTCTACTTCAACTTCCACTGGATTCCTCATGATCGCGTAGATCATGATGACAGGAATCGAAAGGAGAACCAGTGAGTTGACGAGCTTATAGTTAATCTTCATCTTTATATTAAGCCATGAAATTATTGGGGGTTGACATAGGCTACACAAATATGGGATTGGTCATGGCAACATGTGAGGGTCCCCATATTACGATCGACTATATAAAGAAGGTTGACCTGGGTGAATACAAGTATATAGGTAAAACGAA